ACTGTTGGCATGATTCTTGTTCCGACGAATAATTTCGTGAAACTGCTTACCTGTAACCATCTCAGCAATACGCATCAATGTCCAGACGGCACCAATAAGGCCAAAAAACGGCGTAATCACTTGAAGAAACGATCCGATTGTGGCTACCACAGACATAATGTCTGCGGCATTTTTTACCAATTCATGTTTATCCTGTGTCATCTCAACATTTCCATGCTCTTAAGGATTTATTGATTCGACTGTTGGGGTCGTTGGCTGTCTTGGCGCTTGTGAGCTTCTTTTTCATCCCTTTCATCCGGGCGCAAAAAGAATCCCGACGTGAGCCACCTTCGGGTTGTGGAGGTTTCAACCCAGGCTTGCCGGGATTTGCAGCATTGTAAGAGGCACGACCCTTGGCGTTCAGTCCACCTTTAGGGTTCTTGCCTTCCTTACGCTGCCAAGCAGGAGACTTAGCCATAGAACACCGTGACTTTAGCGTTAGATAGCGTTGCGTATGCACTGGTAAAACAGCGCACACCTTCTGCTGGGATGATGACGTTAAAGGGTGCACCGTTAGCTGTAGTGTTGATCGTGAATAGTGTTGTACCGCTCGTACCACCATCCTTAATAATCACACTACCTGCTAACGCCCCAGGCTCAACAACCAACCCGCGAACACGGGTTGGATACGCACTAACATCCCCAGAAGCGGCTAACGATATAGCCTTTACGTCCGTTTGCATCATGGTGATGCTCCTTCATTAGACGTTTTGCTGACCGAGGTAAGGATCAGTGACGTAATAAAAAATTTCACCGGTGATGTTGCCACCTGTAGGAGCGTCGCCTGTCGTACCACCGCCAGTGATTTTGACCATCTGGGTAGCAGACATAATGGTGTTGAGGTCATCTCCTGCCGTAGCAGAAGCAAAATTAATGACCAGCTTGCCCGTAGTAGCAACAGCAGCAGCAACAAGACCGTTGTCGTCAGAAGCCGACGTATCGGAATATCCAATCCAGCCCATATCAAATGTGGGGGTTGTTCCGCCTGTTGCAGCGCACAATGCGTTGATCTGAGTAACAACAGCACCCGCTGGGAGAATGACTGGAGCAGTGTTAGTAGAAGAAACTTGGACGGCTACGCTATTTGCAGACGCGCCAGAAATATAAAACTCGGCAACCATGAGAGGAGTGCCACAATAAGCGGTGCGTGTTTGATCGCCGCCGCCAGAACGCCAAATGGCTTGGGTCGTTGAAACTGCCATGATAATTCCTTATGCACAAGTCGCTTGCTAATCGGTGCATCGTCTGCTGGGTCAGTTTAGCAAGCTGGTTTCCCAGATAACTAGTTTGTATCAGTTTGTTGGAGTGGTGTCAATAAGCTTTGCGCGAATTAGCGCCAGATCGTTTTCAGTGGGTTTTGAATCGACACCGCCGTATCTAAAACTATACCCCGCTAAACGCCCTTTTGTTAAAGGTTTGCCAGATACTAAAGCTCTACGAAGGGTAGGCATCTTCAGCTCATAGTAGTTAAGTGCCACAGTAAGACTTGGAAATAAAATGCCGTCAGGCATAACAAACACAGTTTTGCTCATCTTTTCTTTTGCCTCCTTGGTATGTTTACGTCCTAGCCAGTGCATATGGCTACGACCGGCTTCGATATTTTCACGAATCTTTACACGCCCTTCTTCTGAAACCTTACGCCCTTCTGCTTTTGGCTTGCCCCGTTGCGCTGCGCCAATCTTTTCTTTTGTTTCGTCCGACAGCGTTTTACCGTACCGGTAGTGGTTTTCCCCGGCAGTGGGAGTTCTGTTTTGCCTAATCTTTAATCGCGTTTCTTCGGTGTGTCTCTTCCCGACACGCGGATGGTTAAAGTAGTCCGCAGCGTAAAACTCTTTAAGAGTCGTAGAAATTTTTTCTTTTTGTTGTTGGGCCATTACTTTGCCAAAATTTGGCGTAGCTTGTGGCGGGGCGTTACGCCAAGGCGCATCCGCAGAATACCCAGAGTTGTAGCACATAGGTTGCCCAACATGTTGAAGTAAGTAAATGTCTTCTATTTGTTGGAGGGACATACCTTCCGAAACAATTTCAACGACCACAAACTCAAACTTATCTTCGCCGTATTTGTTCCACGCTGCTTGTAAATGCTTGCAATGGTGCCTGTTACCACGAAGCAATTTACGGTGTTGTCTAAAGCGCACTTTCTTGTTTGTCGTACTGCCTACATAAAACTTGTTGTTAACTACGTTGATGATTTTATAAATGACTTGTTCCATATTTCCTCCGTTACAAAGCCATAACCGTAATGTACCGGAAAGAACCAACAACGTCAACAAACAAAGAAAAAGCCACCCGAAGGTGGCTTCCAAATCAAGCTAAGTGCTTGATTTTATTGGTATTAGGCTCCTTGGGAACCATAGATACCTAACGGATCGCTCACTCCAAACGAATAACGCTCACGAGCCTTATAGCGAACGTTTCCAGTGTCGAAGTCTCCATCCATTGAATTTTGTAACGGTGTCCGTACAAAATGCTTCAAGCCGTTAGGAACATCAGTGGTCAGGAACCATGCGTTCGTGTCGGTCAAGAAGTGGTTAACGGTGTAACCTTCAGGGATCGAGCCGTTGTTCTTCAACGCGTTGATGTCATTATCGTTGGTACCAACACGCAACTCGGTTTCGAGCAGACGGGTTGCAACGAACATCAAAGCAGGAGGAACAATCAACTTACGGGGCTTAGCAGCGATGAGCAAACTACGTTCATCGGTCCATGCTGCGATTTGGATCACAGCGTTTTCCAACGACGTTTCGTTCAAGTCCACGCCCGTTGCGGTCGTGTTGCTGTTAACACCGCCAGACACCAGAGGATGAGCCGTCGAGAACAGGGTCTGACCATCACCATAGGTGTAGGTCGAATTCCAACCGTTGTTCAATACAGCAGCAGCTTTAACCTGCTTGGTGTAAGCCATAGCGCGAGCAAGTGCCTTGGTGTAACGAGCAGACAAGCTGTCGTACAGGTTATCTTCAATCGCTTCTTCAGTGATCGAAAACCCAAGTGCAATGGTCTCGTGCGTATAGCGTGCGGTCCAAGCTTCCTGCGCGTTGTCATAAGCAATCGCAGCGCCTTCGTTCTTCACCGGAGCGGCGGAGAAGCCAGACAGCTTGGTTTCCTCTTCAAATGAACGCTCGGAGGTCTCGGTTTCGTAGATCTCTTTGTGCTCTTCGCCATACTTTGCATACTCCAAACCGAACAATGCGTTCAGGCCAGGGAGCAGCTCTTTCAATAGTTGTGCGCGTGAAATAGCCATTTCTTACTCCCTATTACAGTCCGGTTGGGTTGTAGTAGGCATGACCACCAAGGAAGGTAGAACCGCTAATGTTCGGCATATTGAACTTAACGATAGCTTCCGGGTAGTAAACAGTGCCACTAGAGGTAAACGCCGTATCCGGCACCAAGTCAACAATACGCAAGGGCAATGAAGCCGTTACGTCAGCGGAACTCAACAGGATAGCCTGCTGCGAATCGCCGGTTGTGGTGTTGAGGGTGTTAGCCACCAAAGCCACGTTGTTGTTTACGTTGGTGTAGGTAAGGCCCGTGGATGTCGAAACAACCGTGGTGCCAGTCACTACGGCAACTTGGAACAACTGATCAGGATCTTCGCAGACATAAGCGTAGATAAAGGTGTTGGCCTTTACCGAAGTGCCGCTTGTCCACGATTGCGACCATGTGGGTTGTCCAGTTACGGATGAAACAAACTGACATCCTAGAAAGACGCCAGCAAAGCCTGTTGCAGGGGCAGCGGTCGTGGAGGTCGAAACTGCAATAGTGCCATCGTTAACAAAGATAACGGGGTCACCGAAACCAATGCTAGCAGCACCAGATGCAATACGACGCTGACGAGTTGCTCCGGCAAAGACCTGACCGCCAATCAGATTGATTGGTTTCAAGCCATAAGGCTTGTCGATAGTCGGGTAAGCCATTTGGATTTACTCCTACGATTGTTGATTACCGCGTCCGAATGTCACCGAGGATTTACGCTCAGAAAACAGCGGCATCCTTGGATCGTTCTCGCGCATGAATGAGTTATCGACAGAACGCATTTGAGCTTCAGACTGCGCTTGATAATACGCATTCCGTTGATCAACGAGTTCTACCGGGGTTTTGCAAAGCATCAAACCACCCACAACAATGTTGTCTTTATAACGAGCGTTGTCATTATCAAGATAACCAGAGATTTCAGGATGATCTTCGGCCTTTACAGGCTCCCAGCCTTCACGCAGTTTGGTTGATACGTTACGAGGATCAGACTGTCCCATCATTGAGACACGAATCCACCGATACTTATAACCCGGTTCAGGAGCAGGGTCAGGCAGCAACGTGGGGGGTGCCCAAGTGCGAGGACGCTCTTGCTTTTCACGGGTATTTGCTTCACGGTTTGTACGATTATCAGCCATTTTGGGTCATTCCTTCTGCCACTTTACGGGCGTAGAGTTCTAGAGGTATCTTCAACTTCTTAGCAAGTGCCACCTGGGTCTGTGTAAGCGTGATTTTTTTAGGCGCAACGCTACGAGATGCCGGTGCTACAACATTACTGCTCGTCCGTTTCGGTTTTTCCTCTACCTTCTCTTGCTCTTCAGCAAAGTTTTCGGGGAACACCTGACGTATGCGGTCATTGACACGTTTGTAGTAATCATCGCTACGCGGGTCAACGCCCATTCTGACCAATTTTTGGTGCAGCCCCAACGCAAAGCTGGTCATCTCTTCGTCTTGCCCAAACCACTGATTTTGTTCACGCCACGCAAGTGCTTTGGGATCTGAAGGCGTCGGAGCGGGTTCAGTTTCTGGTTTTACAGGAACTTTTTCCTCTTGTAAAGCAGGAGGCCGATAGTTGGCAAGCCTCTCCACTTTAATTTTAGCCGACAGGAGTTCTTCCTGTGCAGCCAAAATCTGGTCACTGTCAAAAGAATCATACGCATCTTTGTACTTCTTCTTCGCTTGTTCAAGCTCCAGAGATGCTGCCCGTTTAGCCTGTTCAACCAAAGCAGAAGTGTTCTGTTCGACAGACCCTTTGAGCTTTTTATTCTCTTCAATGATCTGTTGCGCAAACTTCAGCGCTTCTTCTTTCTCACGTATTGCTGCTTCTTTAGCCCGACGCTCGTCGTGATAGCCGTGCGTAATCTTCTTGATCCGCTTCTGCACGCTTTCATCGTACTTGGCAAGATCTTCGTCAGAAACTTCATTGACCGGCTCGTCTAATGGCTGTCGATTTTTATCAGGCTCTGGCGTGTCATCGACGACTTCAATTTCAATGTCATCGTCTTTAACTTTAGCTTTCGCTTCTTGCTTTGCCTCGGCTTGTTCTTCGTCAGGAAACTTAAATTCAGTTTTATCCATGATTCACCTCACCCTGCACGCCGAATGCCGCGTGGATCTTCCACAACAGCTTCAACGGAATCGTCGTTAATTAACCGAAACTCCCGGTCATGGATCATGATGCGGGTACCTGTGTTGGCCCTAACTAAGATGAAATCGCCTTCCTTACACCACGGTCCTGTGGGGAACCGAGAAGGGTCAGCATAAGCAAGCTCACCTAACTTCACCACAAACAGCACATTGGTCAACAACTCCTCGTGCTTAATGGTGACATCTGCTTTAACAATCCCGCTGTCAAACTTTTCTTCGTAGTTAGGGATCGTGCACAGAATCTTGTAGCCTCTCGGCATCGGCAATTGTTTTGCCTTCTGTTGCACGTCCTCGATAACAGCTTGTGCTGTATCAATCATTTTCAAATTCCTCATAACGTTGCACAAGGTCTTGTACCTCCATCTTTGCACGTCGCAGACCCTGGATTACGCCGCACAAAAGCTTATATTCCGCAAAATCTTTACACCCACCATCACCAACAGACAGGCTTAATTCTTTCTCGCGCTCCGTCAACTTGTTAAACAAGTGATCCAACATTTGTCGTTCTGAAGACATTTCACCACCAATAATCAGGACATCTGGCATTTTTCAGCCATGTTTTAGCAGGCATAAAGCACCCGCACCCTTTACAAGTCTTCACCATCGGGCGTAACTGTGGGCACGCTCGGCACACGTCGTACCGAGCATTCCTGACCTCCTTATCAATCAGGATGTGCCCATTCTTTTTCAGCCCTTCAGGATCAACCTCGTCGTTCTGCTCTTGATCTTTCTGCAATGTCGAGTCCATCTTTCACCAACTGTGCCTGTACACGGTCTCGCTCAATACTCAAACGCTCCTGCTGGATCTGTGCGTCCATGGCATCTTTCTGAGCTTTACGCTCAACCTCAGACGCCTTAATCTGCAAGTCCTGCTGCTGCATCTGAATGATCGGGTCCTGCGCCTGCTGCTGAGCCTGGGCCTGTTGAGCTTCTGCGACGTGCTGCTGTAACAACTGCTGCGACGCCTGCGCCACAAACCGCGACATCGCAATCTCCTCAACCTCAGACATCTCCATATCTGGTGGAGGCAGCGGCACACCAATACGTTCTTCAACCTGCCTGCGGTACGCAAACCCGTAGTGCTCAGCAATATGCGCCATCAACGCGCCCTGCATCGCTTGAGCCATCGGGTTCTGTCCCAGCATAGCTGCCGTCCGTGGGTCTTGCAGGAAGTTCATATGTGCTGCGATGTGAGCGTCGTGATCCTGATAAATAAACGCCTTTAACGGCACTCCCTTGAGCACGTTCATGTTCTCGCTGATGGGGTCATGCGGTTTCTGGTCATCTTCTGTTGGCACGAGCTTATCGGCATTAGGAACACCCAAGACCTCCAACATCTGTCTGTGCAAGCGAGGCAGGTCATATAACTGTGGTGCACCCTGCGCTAACTGCAACGCTGCCTGATACTGCACAACCCGCTGAGCCATTGTCGAGGCGTTGGGGTCAGACACCGGAATTACTTCAACGATGTCATAGTCCTCAGCCTTAACCTGCGGGGTGCCATCTTGCGGGACGTAGCTGTAATCGGGCGATGTGTAATCACGGATAATTTCTTTAAGGAGCTTGAACTCCTCTTTCATCGCTGCGTGTACACGGGCCTGCACAGCCCCCATCGTTTTTAACTGCCGCTCAAGAATAGCCAGCGTCGTACCGACAGGCGCATTGGCGCTCATGTCGCTGACCTTCATATCCACAATAGCACCGAGTCTGCGAGCTTCTTCCGTGATCTGGTTCAGCAATGACAGCAGTGTCCCACTGGGCTCTTTATAAGGCAGCGGCAGGATGTTGTCCTTAATTGCACCACTCGGCACATCCACATCACGCCATTCACCCGGAGCAATCGGTGTGTCGTCACCCTTGATACGCAACCCTCTGGACTTCAACCCACCAGGAAGATTCGATAGCGACCCTGCATCCACAAGCTGACGGATCAGCATTGTGCCTGCAATAGCGTATCCACCAATAATATGAATCAACCCAAAGCCATAAGCGCCAAAGCCGGGGATATAGATGTAGTGCACGAAATGTTGCCGTGCAGTATGCTTAGGGTCATTTTCAAGGTAGTTTCTGCGAATTGCCAAAACTTTATTCGTACCTTTGTCGATAGTAACAACGTACGGCAGCGGCAGTTCTTCTTCATACCCAGGTAGGTCAAACTCAACATGTATCTCATAGATCTGATACCGCTTGTCATCGACTGGGTTGTAGCCTTCTTTCTGCGCCTTCGCTTTCTCAATATCGGACTGGTTCGATAACGGCTCACCAAGATCCACGTCCCGATAAAAACCAGCCACCTGCAAACGCTTAATGTCGTTCTTTGTCTTACGCATGATGTGCGTAATACGTTCTGCACGACGCAGGCTTGTTACCCCATAAGGCAGGATGACATCTTCCGCAGGCACATACATCGACACCTGACGTTCAACCGTGGGGTCAAAGTAAACTTTCTTAAATGACGAACCTGCAAGTGCCAACGCCCAAAGTGCGCGTTCATGCTCGGACCGATATTCAGGCATCTTGTCCGTAAGCTGGTAGTTCATATCTGCCTGTACGCGTACGGCAGCATCTTCCTTGTCTTTATCCCACTGCCCAATAATCTGCGTCTTTACAGGCCCAGCAGGAGGGAATGTCTCCATGATCGCTTCACTCTGAAAGCGTATGGCAGCTTCTGTTAATAATGTGGAGAACACCCCACAGGCCCCATCCCAAGGCTCAGTCACTTCATCGTAGCGCAGACCCAGTACATCCAAACCTTTGACGTACATATCCACCCAATCTTTGCGCCCGTCGATGTCTGCCTGTACCAGCTCCATAAGTTCAGAGGCAATAGACTGTAGTTCTGACTCTGTCATGTCCTCTGCCAGATTACCGTCAAAACTGGACCCACCCTCAATCTCAGCCTCCAACTCAACCTCAATGTCGCCCCCTGCATCGGGCAGGCCAACTTCAATTTCAAAAGGCATCTCTTGCTGTGCAAGCATCTCAACGCCTTGAGGCAGTTCGTACAACGGTTTGCTAATTGCCATGATCTGTCCTAGCCTAAGTAGTACCCACGTTTCTGCCCACGGAAGCCACGAAAGAACCGCACGTCATCAGCCTCATCGCTAGGCAACGATATAAAACCGCCCTGCCGAAACCGCAGTAGCGCCTGTGTCATTGTATCCACGTAGTCATCATGCTCGCCAACAGGAAATGCTGCAATCTCCTCGATGACTTCTCGCGCCCAGCGTGAATCTGGCGTCCACACCTTACCACTGGCAAACATATCCGCCACTGCGTTGACCCGTACCAGCTTATCGTTACCCCTGGATGGGCTAAATTCCTGAATAGGCACCCCCACCCTTCGCAACTCCTGAATAAGCGGGGCTCCTGCTGCCTTTTTCTCGATCACCACCGCGTCAGGCTCGTACTCCTTGTACATAGCCAGTGCCCGTTCCTTCAATTCAGGGAAATTCATCCTTGCTTTGAACGCATCAAGCAAAATAATATTGGGCGCACCCCCGTCCTCGTCGTTGTACCAGACCCCCCACGTCGTGCAAGCGGTGTAGTCAGAGGTTGTTTTCGTTTCGTGCGCCGTATCCCAAGACTGAATAATATATTCGCAGCGTGGTGGGTCTTCGTGCTCCCAGAATTTCCACATATTGCGTTGAATAACCGCCGCAGCATCGCTCGTAGGCTGCTGCATATACTGCGCCTGCCAATATCGCGGGTCCATACCCGCTTTTTTAGATTTTAATTGGTCAATCGGCCATTGTTCGGGCCATAATGATTTTTCATTATCTTCATTTTCATTAAGTATGGCGGGTAATTCAACTATTTCCCATGGATCTGATTCTGGATTTTTAGTTTGATAATCAATTAATCGCCCAGTTAAATCAATTAAACTCCATCGGGTCATAATAACGATAATAGCTCCCCCCGGCATTAAGCGCTGGAGTGGGCCAGTCTGAAACCACGACCACGCCTGATCAAAAGTCAGCCGTGAATTCGCTTTTATGTCCTGTTCAGAATGAGGATCGTCAATAACAAACAAATCAGCACCACGCCCAGCCAGAGCGCCGCCAACGCCAACAGCATAATATTGACCTCCAGCTCCGGTAGACCATTTTCCGGCAGCTTTTTGGTCTTCTGCGAGGACCGTTTTTGGAAAAACTTGCGCATATTCATCGGCGTCTACCAAGTTTTTTACACGACGACCAAAATCCTCCGATAAAGACGCCGTGTGCGTCCCCATAATAATCTTTTTATCTGGGAAATTACCTAAAAACCAAGCGGGAAATAAATAACTGGAAAATTCTGATTTACCCATACGTGGGGCAATATTAATAATGACTCGTTTTTTATGTCCTGCTACCACGTCTTCAAATATTTTGGCTAATTTTCTGTGGTGTGCGCCTTCTTTAAATCCTGGATATACGTGATGCGCAAAAGATAATAATGATTGACGCGCACTTTTAATATTTTTACGGCGTTCGTGTTCATCTAATAATGTTAATACCTCCAGTTTTTCTTCCGCAGGCATTAATGGCAACGCTTTTCTAAGCGCTTCGACTTCCTGATTACTAAGATTCACTTGTTTTCTCTTGCGCTGTCACTTCAATAGCGCCCATATACTTACCAAGCTTGTCTTTTATTTTTGTTTCAATCTCTTCGTCACTGAGTTCTGTCTTTTTAACTTCCACCCGCTCAGTAAATAGCGCCACTTCAGTGACTTTCCCCAACATCTCCAACGCTTTCAGCCGATACCTGGGGTCTGGGTGCTCTGTATCTTCCAATATCTTTGCAACCGCATAACCCCTTAACTGCCGCGCTTGCTCAACAAACGCCCAGTCATATGCTGTCAGCATCCCAACAAGATGTTTTACCGCCTCTGGCGTGGTGTTAGACAGCAACTGCTGCTTCACTTTCTCTGCGGGAGCGCCTGCTGCCATAGCCGTAAACGCAAGCTGTGCTGACTTCTGCTGCGCTTTAGCTTCCACTTTCTCTTCAGGCTCCACCCCTATCGACTCCAAGAAGTCCGCCGTCTTTACCTGGGCGTCCAGTAACTCTTGGGGCGTGGCGTTATCAACATGCGTGAGTTCAGGCATGTCGTCGTACATCGCTGGCGTAATAAGATGATCAAACATGTGAGGGAAAAATCGCGCTTTCGCGCAGGGGCACCTCATAAAGTCTGCGTAGGGTACTGTTTTATTGACGCTTATGCAATAGCTAGTTTATGATGAGCGCGTAGCTTGTCCATAGCTACTCTCCTTGAGTTGGTTTGATGACCGACGATTTTCCCGGCCTCCCTCGCCGGGATTTTTTTAAGGGTACGTGTCAAATATTTGACAAAAGCTGTAGGAATTTTTTTAAAATTTTTGTGGGGTGGGAGTTTAGTTTTGGAGGGGGTG